AAATCAAAAATGTGCCAAATGTGCCCAATTTGGCCTAATCCCCTCCCCAACTATGTGCCCACGGGCACATCCCGCCGCCTCCCCACCTTTCTCTCTTCCCTCCCTTCTCCCCTTCCAGCCCATTGCCCCAGCCCCCTGCCGCGTGGTAGCCTGCCGCCATCGTCAACCACAGAGTAACCAGGGAGCAGCACCGCGAGAAGACGCGCCATGATCTGCGGCGGTGCTGGAAACTGAGGAACACAAAGGAGAGGGAGTGATGAAAAAAAGTATCCTATTGTTCTTTATGGCTGTCATCATGGCCATGAGCGGTACAGCATCGGCAGAAATGCTTGAGCCCGTTCAACATAACAAATGGATGTCATTTATTCTTACCGATGGAAAACGTACAGTTACACGTATTTCAACGCAGAGCGCAAGTGCTAGCTCTACTCTTGTCCTTAACTTTGCCTCTGGGAATTGTGGATTCGGGATTCCTCAAATCATTTTTTCTGCAAATGGAGTTCCTAATGGATCGAGTGTCCCCATAAGCGGAAGCCTTCGTATAGATCAAAAACCAATCAAGCCATTTACAGGAGAAATGTCAGCTGAGAATGGTTTTTTCTTTATAAATATACATGGCATCGATGGGTACTCAATGTTGCGTGATGCTATGACCGGGACTACAGTCCGTATCAAAATAGATGGCGGACAAAGTGGCCAAGATATTTATGAGCGATATTCCTTGATGGGATTCACCGCAGCCTACAACCGGGCACAAAAATTGTGCAGCGTCATGGGGAATAGTGCACCGCAACAATACTATAACCCCGACGCCCAATATTTCAACGATGCTCCATCCAATAATGGAAGGTACGGAACCCAAGACCCGGACGCTGTATATTTCTAGGAGGTATGCAAATATGTCAGATTCACAGGTAATTGCACAACTACTCCCATTTGTGATATTCAATATCCTCTTAGCTATTCCTTGTCATTTTCTCTTGAAGAAGAAAGGATATTCAGGACCTATAATATTTTTATGTTACATCCCCATTGTTGGATGTTTTTTCTTCCCCATAGCCATAGGTATGCCTGATTTAATCGCGAGAGAAATGATTAATCAACTTGTAGAAAAAAAAGAAACTAAAAAATGTCCATTTTGTGCGGAAGATATTCAAAAGGAGGCTGTCTTCTGCAAGCATTGCAAGAGAGATCTTGAGCCATAATTTCCTTGACATTCCCCGCGTTTTGTGGCGTCCTCTCTCTACGGAGCCTCGAAAACTCCTCTAGGAACGGACGCCTTTCCCGTAAGTCAAGGCTTTTTCTTTGCCCTTTTTAGGGTATGATGTCGGCTATCTGATGGCCGGGAGTAGGCTAATACAAGACCCTGCCGCATGGCGGGGGAATAGGCCTGGGCGTTTCCTAGCGCTTTCGAGCTCCCGGCCTTTGCTATTTTCAGCAAGGGCCAATCGAAGAACTAGGAGTTTGTATCATGGAAATGGCCCTGACCTTCAACGGCATCACCCTGTCCCCTATCCCCCACCAGAACAGCCCCTGGATTCGCTCGGTAGAGCTGGCGCGTGCCCTCGGGTACTCTTCAGAAAAATCCGTCTCAAATATCTACAACCGAAATCAGGACGAATTCTCCAATGATATGAGCGTGGTCATCAATTTGAGTACCACGGATACCCCTGCCCCCTCCCGCATCTTCTCCCTTCGCGGCTGCCACCTCGTGGCCATGTTCGCCCGCACGCCTGTGTCCAAGGCCTTCCGCCGCTGGGTGCTGGATGTGCTGGACAAGCTCGACGCCGAACAACACGCCGTCTCTCCCTCCCCCACCCCCGACGACTTCACCGGCACTCTGTCCATCACGCCGTCCACCACCGAAGACCGCAAGCCACTGCGGGCGCTGGTGGGGTCGTGGGCGCAGGTCTCCGGTCTGCCCTTCGCCGCCTGCTGGAACCAGCTCAAGGCCGCCTTCAACCTTGCCAATATCAAGGAGCTGCCGCAGGAGTGGATACCGGACGCCATCGACTGGGTGCAGAAGCGTATCGACGCACTGCCCGCTCCGGCCCCGGCCACGGCCCTGCCCTCTTCCCCCGCATCCCCCGATGACGTGGAAGGCCACCTGACCGCCATCCGGGAGCATATCCGCCAGATCCACCGCCACGAGGAATCCCTGTTCCTGCTGGCACGCAAGGCGCTGCCCGCTGTCCGCAAGCCCGGCGACATGTTCAGCCCGGCCCGCCGCACGGGCCTGACCGCCTTCCAGAGCATGGAGGACTGCGCCGGTGCGCTGGACTACTCCCTGCGGGCCCTGGAATCCGCCGCCCGCACCATGCTGGCCCTTGGCCGATAGGGGGGAGCCATGCGCATCAACGAACTCCAGCGCCGCGCCCTTCTGGCCCTGATGGATGTGGAGACGGCCCGCGTGGCCGTGGACAGGACGACACGCCGCACGGCACAGCACCAGCTCTATGCCCTGATCCGGGAACGGTACGGCTGCAAATACAGCTGCCTGCCCGCTGACCGGTGGAAGGAAGTGGTCATCTGGTTGGTGGAAGGGCCGTTGACTTCCGGCGGAGAGGTGGCTATCTAAAGAGAAAGGGGCGGTGAGTGCTGCCAACACCCGCCGCCCCGTGGGCACGTCCCCCGCGAATAGTGCTTCGCAAGTTTTGAGCCCGGTAAGAGTTGCACCTCCTACCGGGCTACTTGCGTCTTAGAGGTTCAGCAAGCGAATCACCAAGGCCGCAAGGACGGCAGCCACAAACGCGGCCAGCACGTCCCGGAGAAAGTGCTTCATGGGTGTATCCTCCTTTCGGAGAACGCGCCCACGCAAACCTGATACCAAAAAGCCGCAGACGCCGCAACGCAGAAAGGCCGGGATCACTCCCGGCCTTCGTTGTGTGCTGCGAGCTGTACCGCCCGGACTACTTCGCCATGCAGGTAGCGCAGAAGCTCTTGAACTCCGCCATCTCGGCTTCGTTGAGCTGGCCCTGCATATCGGTCAGCAGGTCACTGAGCGCCATGAGCGCATGGGTGAACTCCTGTGTGGCGACCTTCCCGTAGCGTTCTTCCTTGCCGGCCAGCTTGCGGTAATCCAGCCAGCCGCCGAGCTCTTCTTTCAGACGGTCGCAGGTCTTCAGCAGACCGTTCTCCTCCTGGCCATCAAGACGGGTCACAGTCCCCGTGGAGGGGTCGATATTGATCAACATGACATCCCCCTGTCAGGCAGCCATGCTAGGCGGTCGCGCCGCCACTGGTGGCCGTGCGGGTAGGCGTGTAGTGATTGATGGCGAAACGTTCCAGGCGGGACACGGCGGCATCAGCGATGCGATCACCGCGCAGCGTATCCTTCAGGGCTTCGTTTTCGCGGGCGAGACGGGCGTTCTCATCCGCAAGGCGGTTGGTCTGGATCGTGCATTCCAGACGGTCGAACCGCTGGTTCATCTCGCAGCAGCAGTCCTTCTGGTTCTGGATGATGCGGCATTCCATGGCGGCCCGGGCGTTCTCGGCCTTCAGGGCTTCCAGCTCGATCTTGGCGTTGATGAGGCCGGAGCTTTCGCGAATATCGCGGCTCACGCCGTCCACCTTGCAGTTGAGGGAGGCCAGAGCCGCTTCCATCTTGCAGCAGCAGTCGCGCACGGTATCGCCCACGTTGCGGGTGGCGTCCACGGCACGGTCGCCCTGGTTGCGGATGGAGTTGGTCACATTGGCGATGGATTCGCACAGCCAGGTCTGGAGGGACTGGAAGCCGTTGGTGCTGACAGACTGGGCAGCGGAGATGCGGTCATGCAGCCCGATGATGGACTGGCAGCTGTTGCCGGCGCAGTTGCCGAACGCGGCCTGCTCGACGCCGTTCAGGTTGCCCCAGCCACCACGGGAGAACAGGAACAGCAGCAGGAACACGAACATGAACATGCCCTCACCGCCCCAGCCGCGGTCATGGCCCTTGTCCTTGCACAGGGCCAGCAGGCCGGGAAGGTCCATCCCCTTGTTGCCCTGCATGAGGGCCAGCAAACCAGCGATATCACCCATGGTCGAGTTCTCCTTGTTGAGGTTGTCGTCCACCTTGTCTTCAAGACGGTCCATCTGACGCGCGAGGTCCGAAGGGTCGTAGCCCATGAAAAAAACCTCCAAAGTTTCCCCGGCTGCGGGATTGCGGCCAGGCTTTGGAGGTATCTTGCCCTATACGAACTCTTCCGCCAGCGGGACGGCACACCCCGGCCCCATGATGTCCCTGGCGCTTCCACAAAGACGCTCCCAGTCCTCAAGGGCCTCACGAGAGTAGAATATCCTGCCGTGGATGGAGAAAAAGCGCGGGCCGGGCAACCCGGGTTCCCACACCTTCTTGCCCCGCCGCCAGTGCTTCATGGTCGATACGCTGTAGCCTATGATCTGTGCTGCCTCCTTGGGCGTCAGTCGTTGCATGGTCACATCCTTGGATGCTTGCCCCGATCCGTCCATGATGCTATCAAATTTCCGCCTCGGTTCCCCGGAGCACATCAAAGGCGGATACTCTGCACGGGTTCGGTCCTCCCGTGTGGGGCCGTGGTGCGGTGCCTATTCGCCGCGCCGGTGGGGGCGTTGCAGCGCCCCCGCCTTTTACTAAACCTTAGGCGTATAAACAGCCTCGTTCTTCACCTCTTCCCACTGCCACAGGCCTTCCGTGCCCGGTGTCCAGACGCAGGCGGGCATGTCGGCCTTGGCCAGCCAGAGCTTGCCTTCATAGCTGTAGTGGTTGCCATTCTTCACATCCATTCCGGTGATGAAGGTGAAGGGGCGCTCCCGGCTGCCGTCTGGCTCTTCACCGGTCTCCGGGTCCACGGATAACGGGCGGTACACGGCCAGCATCCCGGCGGCGAAAGGAGGCTGGCTTTCAATAGACCGCACATCCTGCTGCACTTCATATACGATACCGTCACACACCAGCCGCAAGCCTTTGCTATACTGGACATCCGGTGCCCATTCATCGAACAGACCGGCCGTGGAGAACAGGGCAAAATCTCCCGTGCTGAACGAAGCCGTCTGGATGTACGTCCGGGCCATGCTGAAGCTGATGATAGAGAGCGCGGCTGTCTGGGCCAGACTTTCCTGTTCTTCGGCAGTCAGGGGAACCTTTTTCCACGTTTTGATGTACTTCCCGTCAACAAGGGATACTTCTCCAGGTTCAAAACGGTACCCGTCTTCCGAAGCCGGGAAGGCCGTTTCGTGAACCTTATGCCAGGTTCCGGCCAGAACTTCGGATGTCGTGGGAAACGAGGTATTATAGAGCAGGCACACGTCCTTGTAAGGCAGTGTTTCTTTCGTATCCGGGTTGTAGTACATCATATTACCTCCAAATGTATTCTATTACACAGATTCCGGCTGTGCCATTACTGCCGGAGGTTTGAGCAGTACCATATTTGGCGCCGTTACCACCACGCCCTCCAGAACCGTAGCCATTGCCATAGTCAGATACCTTACCAGCGCCGCCAGACGGCACTGAGGAGTCGTTAGGTGATATACGACCAGATGAACCACCAGTGCCATAATTACTGGCTACCGTGCCAGCGGCTACGCCAGATTGGCAGCTTTTCCCATTCATACAGCTATTGCTTCCGCCCATATACGACGTATTTCTACTAGCGTTACCTCCAGGGAGGCCTCCGTTAGCAGTTACCTCGACGGCGCCCGTAATTTTAGACGGATTAGAATTTGCCTTTCCTATTTCTATTTGTATGGTGCTGCCTTTCTTCAATGTACAGGTCTGAACTACAGTTTGACCCGCGCCGCCACCTCCGCCACTGCCACTTCGGGCATAGTCGCACGCCCGACAATAGCCGCCCATGTGGTAGTATTCTTCTGTTAAGGCACTTCCGGCCCCTCCCTTGCCTCCAGCTCCAACTAGCGTAATCTTATACTTCCCAGTCGCAGGCACGTCCCAAGAAGAGTTACTGGTAAAAGTCCATTTCTCCCCTACAGGAATCGGGGGACCAGACTGATAAAGAAGATGACGACCGAGCATTATTCAATCCCAGTCATGGCCTGCGCTGCGTAATACGTCGTGCCGCCATTGATGGTAAAAAAGGTTATCACGTCGATACCGCTCTCCATAAGTGCTGGCGGCGCCCCATCGGCCCACTTGAAAGAGGACGGCCATGTTACGGTAAACGCGCCACCGTTGGTCAGGACAAGCGTTCCGAGCTGAAATGAGTTATCGGTATTGGCCGTGACTGTGAATGCGGTATTGGCGGTCACGTTATGGGTGAAGTTATTGGCGGCTTTCAGGTCAAGGGTCACGGCCTCGCCCGTGACCTTGGCCAAGGATTCGGCCACCGCGCCGGTCAGGGTTCCACCGGAAAGTTTCAGGCAGTTTCCCGTCCAGCTTTCATCCAGGGCGCCGTCTTCCCCGGCCTGGGGCACGGCATTGGCCGCCGCCGTCACGCTGGCCAGCACGCTGCCACGCTGGGTATCACTGGCCTTGCGGACGCGCAGCTTTCCATCCTTTTCCAGCTCCAGCCCGTCCTCATCGCCAGTTTGGGGAATGACTGGACCAAGACTGGTAGACGTTGCAGGTGTCGAAGCCGTGTTGTTCTGATCATCACTGTCAGCCTTCACGTCCGCCATCAGCTGACGAATGGCGTTATTGATCCCCGAAGGAGGACAGCCCTCGGCAATGTTGATGCCATTGATCTGGGTATTGTCATCAGCATTCAAGCTGTAATCCTTGACGCCCATACTATCTCCTTTCGCGGTCTGACCGCGCGAATTCACCCAAAAGGCCGCCGTAGGTGGTGTTATCCGTGAGGGGGACATTCGCCCCCATCTGGATGCCGGTTATGGGAAAAACATAATTGAATACGCCTCTGGACAAGGGGCTTTGCGTCCGGGCCAGCCAGTTGATGACAGGCTGGGACGTCGTCAGTCTGGACAAGACCCACGGGCTTGCGATGGATGCCGCGCCGAGCGTCGCCGTGGTCGGGTTGAGTGTTGCCCCGGCCTGGACGAGCTTGAGCGGGCCACGGATCATATCCATAGCCTGCGAGGTCTGCGCCGTTTTGCTGGTATTGGCATTACGGGCGCTCACGGCCAGAGCGTCGGCAACCGTGCGGATATCGTCCACGTCCTTGCCCCACAGGGCATCCTGTGTCTCACGGGCAAAGGCTCCCCGGCCACGCCCCAGCATCTTGCTTGTTTGCGCGGCTGAGGCCGTCCCGTCCGCCAGACCTTCACTGGCCAACGGGCGCCCGACGTTCCGCAGGATGCCCCCGCGCATGGCGTCAAAGTCAGCAGGGGCCAGCGTCTTGCGCAGCGCTTCCACCGTCTCCGGTGCCAGGTCAGACCGCAGCAGCGCACCGCCGACCTGCTGGGCATCACGGTTGCCGAACAGACGACGGTCGAGCAGTTCCCGCGCATTGTGCTGCGCGGCTTCCCATGTGTTGTGATCCGACAAGGCCCGAAGGGCGTCAGGGTCGGTTATGCCCGCCCTGTAGTCGTCCGCCAGCGCCCCATACAACCGCCTGAGCTGCCCCTGCCCCACGGATGACGTATCAACGACGCTGGGGGCGTTCAGGGCATCGCCGATGCGTGTCCGGGCCGCCTTCACCGTGGCTACGTTCAGGCCCCCGGCGGCGTCATCCGCCAGCTCGTGCTGGAGCAAGGCCGCCAGTTGGGACTTGAGCCGCGCGGAGCTCTCCGGGGAAAGACCGGCGGTCATATCGTCGATGGCGGCTTTCACGTTGGTCAGACTTGCCGGGGCGCTCCCCCATTGATTGGTGAAGTCGTCATAGAACCGGGTGTTCTGCTGGCGGAAGTCCTTCAGGGAAGCGGCGGCGGCATCTTTCGCGGCCTGCCCAAGCTCGTAGGGACTGGCTGCGGCCGCACCACCGGCCATCCTTGCGGATTCCCTGTCCAGCACGTCCTGCAAACCGCCTGCGGCCCGTGCGGCTGCCCGTTCCATGTTCTGCGTCCCGCCCAGCATGGAGCCAAGCGCATTCTCATAAATGGCCCCTCCCTTGCCGCCGGTGGCAGACCCTACGGACGGGATGGGGAAATCAAGGTTGCGGAACGCTTGGACAACGCTTTGTTTCATGGGGTTTAACGCCGCCGAAGCGGCACGCCCCACACCACCAAGAACCGTGCCGCCCACAGTGCCCAGCGCGGTTTCCGTGCCGAATTCGGCCGCCGCTTCTCCGGGCGTCTGCGCTTTCGGGATGGCATTCCCCCGTTCCCGAGCGGCATCCCGAGCCATGCCGGCCGCGAACGCGTCAACGGCCTGACCGGCGGCTGCGCCACCTGCTGAACCTGCCAGAGCACCGGTCACGAGGTTCACCCCGCCGCCGCCCACGGTTCCCGCCAGTGCCGCAGGAACGGAAGCAAGCATGGAAAGCAGCTCACGCCCGCCACCGGCAATGTCCCCCCAGTCGAGGCCGGACGGATTGACGTATGTCCGGCGTCCGGTTTCAGGATTGACAAAGCTGATGCGCTCGTCCGACTCCATCCGCACGGAATCGCCATAGAATGCCCGTGCCCGCTCCAGCTTGCCCTTGTTGTCTGCGGCAGAACCGATGGCGAAGCGCTCTTTCCATCCGGCGCCTGTCCTGTCGTCTATGGGCTCATCCGACTGAAGAGCTGTCTTGCCCATAAGGTGCTGGATGATATCAGCGTCGGCATACCCAGCATTGCGGGCGTCATCGAGGCGGAACCCTCGTGTGTCAGCCAGGTATGCCGCAATCTCGGCATCCGTGTAACCAGCCTCACGGGCCCCCTTGAGGTCAAAAGCCATATGCCCTCCTTAAAGGTCAAACTCACTGAGTCCCGTTCTCGCCGCTCTTGGAGACTGGGCAGTCTCGGGAACAGGCGGCACCACGGACGGCAAATTGCGGGAGTACGCCTTCCAGGCCCTTTCCGCTTCCTGAATATTGCCGTTGCTGCGCCACAAGGCATCCTGGATAAACTCAGCACGCAAGATGCGGCGTTCGGCAAGGTTCCTCTGGTAGGTATTGATCCAGCGATTTGCCTCTGGGGATTTGCTGATGTTGACCCACGTCTGCATGGCGCGCTGGGCATCACCTTCCGTCTGGACGCCTTTCTGATCGGCAAGAGCCGACATGACAGCTCGTGTCGTAAGGTTGTGCAGTGTATCGATGTCGCGCACGTTATTGAGGCCAAGCGCCTTCGTATCGATCCCCATACGGTCAAGAGCGCGTGCTACATCATCAAGTGCGCCTTGTCCCAGGCCAGTTTTCAGGCCACGATCCAGGATTCCCTCAAAGGCCACATACGCGGATATGGAATCCTGGGCCGCTTTTGCTTCGGCCTGCAAATCCGCCATATATTGCGAAGCGCGCTTTCCTTCATTCCGAAAGAACTCTCCTCGCGGGCTGTTCTGCTCCAGCCTGTTCTGTTCGAGGGCGTTTTTCAGGTCCCGCTGCGATTGTGTCTGCTGCGCCGCAAAAATGGCCCGTGCCGCCTCTCCGGCAGCGCCCGGCAGGGCCAGAAGATGCAGCGGAATCGTGGGGACACCGCCGCCACCGCCATAGCCCCCGGCCACGGCAGGCTGCTGGCCACCACTCAGACGGCCGCGCACGCCCGGCACATAGTTCAGCGTCTCGCTGGGCATGGGGCGCCCGTCCAGCCCCTTGCCGGTCTGGAGGTAGGCGTCCATGTTGCCCGGGCCCCAGTTGTAGGCGTAGAGGGCGCGGTCCCAGTTGCCGTCGTAACGGTCGCGCATCTGGCCCAGGTACATGACGGTTCCCTTGATGTTCTTCTCAGGATCATACGGGTCAACGCCCAGTTCCTTGGCCGTATCCGGCATGAGCTGGCCATAACCGATGGCCCCGGCGGGAGAGACCACGTCCTGCCTGCCGCCGCTTTCCTGCATGACAACGGCCCGGACGATGTTCGGGTCAACACCGTATTCCTGCGAATATTTCACGATCCATCCGTCCACCTCAGGCGCGAGGGCCGCGCCCGTGTAGGCACCGCCCAGCGTCGGGCGCGAGGGCATCATGCCGCCCATGCCGCCCCCGGCACCGCCGCCGAGATAGCCCTGTAGAACCTGCATCCCTGCGGCCTCCTGCGCCATCTTGTAGCGTTCCAGGTCGATCTTGTGCTGCGCGATCCGCGTAGCCATGTCCTCGCGGGCATCCTGCCTCTTCTGCCGCTCCGCAGCAGCTTGTGCTGCCGCCATGCCCCCGACACCTGCCAGTGCATCCATACCGGCCCGCCCCACGAGCTGGCCGAAAGTGCGGCCGCCCGTGTTGTTGCCCAGCATGGAAAGGCCCGCGAACAGCGCCAGCGCACCGGGATCCATGTTACCGAGAAAGCCTTTGTCCTCACCGGCCTTGCCCGCCTGTGCGGACGCTATGCTCTGCCCTGCCATTTGCGGCAAAGGCTGTCCCCAACCGTAGGGCGCGGCCATAGACATAGACTGCTGCGGCATCATCTGCGGTTGCATCACAGGACCGGCCAAAGGCCCGGAAGCGGGAGCCGTCAAGGGGTTCGCCTGCGGCGTCTGGGGCTGCTCAGAAGCCTGAGGGGCGGCACCATCCTGCCCCTGTTTGGGCCCAAAGGGCGAGGGCATGCGCGGTGTTTCCTCGCCCTCTCCTGCCATCAGACCCAGCAGGCCGCCGGACAAACTCCCCTGCGGCAGCACTTCATTGGTCGCCTGCGACCGCTGCATGGGGTTCTGTTGCGCCGGGGGCCTCATGGGAGGCAGAGGAAGTGCATACGTCCGCCCGTCCCAATCGGGCTGGTTCATCGTGGTATACCAGTCAAACATCGTCGCTCCTCCTTAGAACAGGCCCAGCAGACCGCCCAGGGCCGCACCACCGGCAATCCACGGACTTGCCGCGCCACCCAGCATGTAGCCAAGACCACCGCCGGCAAGCGCACCACCGGCCACGTTGCCCAGCGTGCTGCCGCCGTAATTCTGCACCTGCCCCGTACTCGTGCTCGTGCCGCCGTAGCTGCCCTGAATCAGCTGGTTGTAGTTGCTCAGGGCCTGCAACGCCTTGTTCTGGTCATAATTCCAGCGGTCGATATTGGCATTGATGAGTTGCTGGTTGTAGTCGTCCATGACGCCGCCAGCTTCGGACAGGGCCGCGGAATCAGTGTAGGCCTGATTGCCGAGCTGCTGCGCCTGACCGGCACCCATGATCTGCTGGCCGATGCCCTGGTTGTAGAGTTGCCCGGCGCTTTGTGCGGCACTGGCGCGCTTGTCCCACATGCTGCCGTACATCTGGTTCGCCAGATTGTTGGCCGCATCCGCCGAGGCTGCGGCATGGGCGCCACTGCCATAGCGACCGGCAGCGTTGAAATTGGCATTGATACCGGCCTGCGCCTGGCTGTTGGCCCGGTTGTACAGCTCGTCGGCATAAGGGTTGTCTTCCTGCGCCATCTGATTGAGCGTGTTGAGCCCCTGGTTGCCCTGCAGCGCTTGCCCCGTCATCACGTTGCCCATGGCGTTGCTGGCATCGTTGATGAGCTGGCTGCCGTTCATGGCCCTGTCCGCCTGCATCTGCAGCGCCTGCTTCGTCCAGTCGGATTGACCGGCAACGGTATTGCCTTCGTAGTAGTCTGGGGCCATCTGACCACTTTGGTACAGCTTCTGCGCCTGATTGAAGATATCCTTCAAATATGGCTGCTGCCCTTCCCAGGGATCAGCCTTCTGTACCGTGGTGGTGGAGCCACCGCCACCGCCTTTACCGCCTCCGCCCATGGGAGCCTCCTACAATACCCGCGCCCAGCCGGGCACGGTCTCGCGTGTATAGATCGTTACCAGACCAGGCACGTTCTCGCCCGTATCGTGATAATAGCAGGCGCCGGGAATGACGCCGCACTCCTGCGCGCCGCAACGCTTGATGAAGCGCACGGCCTCCTTGTTGACCACAGGCGTCAGGCCGATGATGGTATCCAGACGGTAGCCGCCGCTGACTGTCTGCTCCCACAGCAGGCTCCCCAGGATGTACAGGCCAAAGCCATGCACCACGGAGAGCTTGCGGTTGCCCATGCGTCTGATGCCCTGCGGCAGCGTGCCGAAATGGATGCGGGCGCTCTTGCCTTCCATGTTGGTCAGATAGGCAAAGCCCACAGGCTGCCCCTGCCAGGTCACGAACCACGGATGCACGTCATCCTGCCGCATCCAGCGCACGAAGCCGTGGCCATCCAGGGGCGGCAGGCAGTACGTCACCGCTCTGTCGCGGCCCGTGGCCTGCATCATGCCCCAGAATCCCATGAGCTGCCTGTCCGTAAGGTCGGTCTTGTAGGTGCGTGCGAACTCTCCCATGCGCCCTCCTAGAATCCGGGGAAGAACCGTATATTCTGCAGCATCTGCGGATCGAGCATGCCGCCGGTCATCGGATTGGACATGCCGCCAGCCCCGCCGGGTATCCCGCCGGTGCCGGGGATGCCGTTCATCCCCGCCCCCATGCCTGAATCCACGGCGTTGCCGATACCGCCGCCGGGGACCTGCACGGCAGGAGAAGACGGCGTGGCGGCTGGGATGCCGTTGCCCAGAGTACCGGCCTGCGGATTGCTCATGCCAGCGGCCTGCGCCGGGCTGGGAAGCGTGTTGGCCATAGCCCCGGCATCGGCATGGACGCCTTGGGCCGCCGCCTCGTCCGGTTTATTGTCTTTGCCTTGCAACATGCCCAGCAGTCCGCCGAGCTTGCCCATATCTATGCCAGTATCCTGCTGCCCGCGCGGCACGCTCACACCGCCCCCCGGTATGGCGCCACCGGCGCCCCTGCTGGCGGCCACCTGCATGGCCGGAGAAGTAAAATTCGGGGCCGTAGCGCGACGATACAAACCTGCCATGATCTACTCCTTGATATTGCCGTCCCCCATGAGCGCCCAGCCAAAACGGCAGGCTCCGGGGGCGGATGAAAATTCAAATGTCATGCTGTTGCGGGTCATGTCCGCCAGCCACCAGTCCACTGCCGAAGCCGCCGCATCCAAGGGGATGAGCAGGGCCAGACGCCCCGCACGGCAGCGGGCATCCTGCACCGTTACCTCAGTCTGCCCAGCCGCTACTTCCAGCAGGCCGGTATTGGCTGTCTCACCGCGTAAGGCGGCATTGACGGCCACAGCCAGGGCCAGCATCTGCGCCGGGGTGGCCTTGTCTGTCTGCGATACGAATTTGCCCATCAGTCCCCCCAGAAATAACCAAGCAGACCACCAAGCTTGTCAGCGCCGTATGCCATCAGGGGGTCCGCAGCTACTGCTGCGACCTTGCCTGCTGTCGTCGCTGCTCCGACGGGCGCCACCATCATGTCCGCAGGGCTCCAGACCGGGGCTTCCAACGGCTTTTCCGGCAACTTTCCGCTTTGCCGGAAGGAATTCCACTGCGCCTGTATATCAGAGGGGATGCTGTACGGCGCGGACGCCCGCGCATCACTGGCCCCCATCGCGGCAGCACCGGCCCCGGCGCCCACCGCAAGGGGCCCTGCGGAACGGTAGATATTCGGATCCGCAGGATTGAAGGTGCCACGGTTGGAGGTGGCCTTTACAGCCGTAGGATCGAGAGTCGCATATTCGCGGCCTGACGGCGCATCCCAGAAGATTCCGTCGTATCCCATTCCCTGCAATTTCTTGGCGTCGTTTTTCGTCAACAAAAACGAGCCCCCCCCTGACTTCGCCTCACGCTTCGCCAGTTCACGACCTGCCTTGTTGCCGTACAATTCACCCAGGACACGCTCCGTGGCATCCACTGTGTCGATGATGAAAGGCCTTTCCATCTTCTCATAAAGATCATGCACCGTCCCGTAATCCGTATATCTTTCCGCCAGTTCCCTGGATGGCGTCGTATATACTCCCCCGCCGAGATAGCCGGTCTTTCCGGGTTTGAATTTTTTCAGCCCATACGCATTCGTGCCGTGATACACATGGGCAGGCCTGCCAGCCTCATCAACGACCTTGCTGTTGCCGAACCACGCCTTGAAAAACGGGCTTTCCGTTCCCATGTCGCGGTACAGTTCTTCGGCAGCCGCCACGATCTGCTTGTTGTTCGCCCAATCCTGAGGCAAATCGTTGTAGTCGAGGCTGTCGGCGAACTTCCCCAAAAGCCCCATGAATTTTTCCGGTATCTTCGCCATTACAGCCCCCCTTCGATCTCGGTCAGCAGCTCGACGCCCACGGCATCACGCCATTCCTCCCCTGCAGGGATCATGACCCGGGCCCCGGCATAGCTCGCGGACAGGTGCTGGTAGCACACGCCGTCCCTGCTCTGGCGAACATACTGCCCATAGCGGGGAACATCCTGTTGCCGCACACGCCAGACAGGCATGGCCTGGGCATCTCCCCGGTCCACCAAGGGACGCAGACCATGTATCATCATGCGTTGCCCACCCGTTTCCGCCGTATCGATAACGGCTTCAAGCGCGACACCGCTGAAACGTGACAGCCGGTGCGTGCTGTCGAAGGCACTCAGTCCGAGACTTCCGTTTTTGAACGCGGCCATGTCCAAAGAGGCAAACGGCAAGTGATCGAGATCCCCAAACTGGTCGAGCTCTTCCAGGCTCATGCCGCGTACCCAGTCCGGGAACAGGACTTCTGTGGTCAGGATCCCATAGCTCCACTTGTCGATGCTGTAATTGTAGATAAGCAATCTGTCATGGAGGCCTTCGGACGCCGTCTCAGACGGGAACGTCCATACCGCGACCCTGTTTTCAGCGTCGTGCACACCACGGACCTCATTGAGGCGGGCCGGATCACAAACATCGAAAAACCAAGTATCAAGACGTTCTATGCCGAGACTTTTCACGCTCGCCCCATCCGTCATGCGCCAGCCGTTTTCGGAGAGATAGACGCAAACATTACCGCACGTCACAGGCGATCCCGGCGCGACACACCCCACGCTCCTGTCCACGACATTGAACTGGAAGAAGTACGGCGGCCCGACATAGGTGGCCCGCTGTATCCCCCGTTCCAGAAAGATCAGGCCATCGATACCGCCCACACCGCCCACGATAGCTTGGACATTCCCGCCAGTAGGAAATATCTGGATATCCGACTGCTGGTACTGGGCATCATTGCTACCCGGTTCAGGCCATGAGTCAGGGTTATCAAGAGCCGACCAACGGATACCATTCCGGTATTCAGACAAGCGTCCGATCACCAGAAAGTCACGTACGACTCCCAGTATCTCCCCATGCGGAGCGCCCTCGACCTCCTGAAACTCACCCACGGCCCCTGTGGCAGCGGCCTTGACCAGTGTGGTACCGAACAGGCTGTAGATAGCCGCTCCATAATCAGAAAAAGCCCTGGTCTTGCTCGCCACGCTCCCAGAGTATTTGCGCAGCCAGGCCCCGCCTTCCAGAGCGAAAATACCGCTATCAGTCGCGGCCACAGTCAGCAGACTACCGTCAAGATTCCGCAGGCTGGCAGCCGCCAATGCCGCTTCAGGCAGTGCCGGATATTGCATCCCCACCAAACCGCGCAAACAGCGGTAGCCACGCTTGCCCGGGATGACATTGCGGGCCTCGCTGGCCTGGCGTCCGGCCAGCAGGGGAACATCCGGTTCCCATGAGCCGAATTCGACTGTCGTACGGTTCATTGCCATTCCACAATCCCCCGCCATTCAGTGTTGCTGTCCGGCAACCGACGCCAGCCCCAACCCTTGTATTCCGGCCTGATCTGCCCATCCAAGACGGACTGCCCGGAACAGGAAAGCAAAAGAAGACGCCAGCAAACCGCTTCTCCTCCCGTTGCTGCAGATGAACGCAAAACCGCGGCATGGACGCGTGCCCACTCCAGATGATCCCGACTTTGCGCTGCCTGCGAGATTTCTCCAGGACGGATGCGGACCGGCTTGACCGTATGGCCTGCTCGTACCGCTGACGGTTCAAGGGGGATACCTACAGTGATACCGCCAATGATTTCCGCGCCAGCGGAACCTTTCCCGCTCCCCTCCAGTTCAAAAATTGCCTGCCCGGTACAGGAACCACCAGCTCCGGCATGCCCTGTCAGGGCGTGGGTGCGCACACGGTGCCAGTTTGCCTGCTGTGTTGATGAAAGCGTGTCCGCAAGTGTCAGACCATAGAGCCCGACTTCCAGCCAACAGCGGGAATCCAGGGAAAAAGGCAGGCCATCCAGCTCCCCCCAGGCATCAAGGCTGTCCAGGGTCTGCGGCGGTGCCAGGATCGGTGCAAGCGAGCCGGGCACGGCTTAATCCATGGTCAGGGTAAGATTGCCTGTGGCAATGCGATATATGTCCCCCGCCAACAGTTCCTTGGGAGTGGTGATTTCGCCGTACCAGACAAGGTTCCCGCCTGTGGCGGCATCGAACAGCCCCCAGGCAACGGCCGTTCCCCAGCTCCCCGTGGCTGTCGGGAACTCGATGGCCGCGCTGTTTTTCATGGTACCGGAACTGGGATCACCAAACGTCACCTGCTGGCGGGCATAGGCCCCACCGCTGACTTCCGTACCGCCTCCCGCCTCTTCGGGGGCCACAGTGAACAGGCCGAAGTAGTACGGGCCGGCGTCCTTGAACAGCGTCAGCAGTTTGTCTTCACCGTGATTCGTCAGGCTCATCAGATGTTCCTCATCGGCCGCATGGCCAGGTTTGCCGTGAAGCGCGCCCGCCGTTCGTTGGCCTCGATCTTCTGCCGGGCAGCGCTGTAATATTGGGTCCACATCTCCACCGGCGCGGCGCCTCGTGTGAACGGGCCGCTCTCCACCAGCGTGGCGTAGAGGTAAAGGTCAGGAGCCGTCAGCAAAACCACGTTGTCCGGCTGTTTCGGCCCCAGGGGCGGGATCTCTCCGTAGTAGGTCAGGATCAGGCGGCCCGGGCCGTCACTGGCAGGCAGCAGGAACAGATCCCGGCCGATGATGGTGTACTGGTCGGGCTTGCCGCCTGGCATGGCCATCCCGTACCTGTCCGGCGGCGTGTAGGTCAGATTGACACTGCGCCTGTCGGCATCCAGCCACGTCAGGTCGCGCATCTCCATGAAGACATCCCAGTTCCCGGACTCCCTGCGCCACGGCAGAGGCACGGCATTCTGTCCGGCCAGCACATCCGTTTCGGCCCTGGCCTCCATGCAGCGCAGCCGCAGCTCGCGATTCATGCGCCGTTCGGCCAGCTCAATGAAGGTAGGGATGCGCTCCGTCAGGTCGTCACGGCCCAGATAATCCGCTACCACGCCACACAGACCGTCGAATGAGGTCAGGTCAGCCATCAGACACGCTCCATGGTGGTACGGAAGGCCGCATTTTCCGGGTCATTGAGGAATCGCCGCATATCGTCGGGGTCATTGAGGATATCCAGCCCCTGTGCGGCGGCGATATCCACGGCAGCCACCGGGATGCGGGCCACCTGCCGGAAGGTGGGCGCGAAACGGAACCCCTGCATCCTGTCCTCTCCCCTCTGGAAGTGGTTCATGCGCAGGATCTCCGTCACGTCCTGTTCGCGGCTCAACAGTCCGCCATCGTGGATGCGGTCGATGACACCATCCTCGCGGGCCTCCAGCACCATGCCACCGGGCAACGTCTGTCTCAGATCCATTCCTGCCTCCTCCAGATGGGCGACGGGCCATCCCCGCCGCCCGTCACGTTTCCCTAGCCGGCAGAGACAGCCAGGTCGGCGATCATGCCGCTGGACGCGTCGTTACGGGCTTCCAGCGTGCATTCCACCACGATATGGCCCTTCATATTGTCGCCGGTGTGGGCCAGGCGCTCTTCCTTGAATCCGCGCAGATAGGCCACCTTCCAGTACTGCGGGTCAAGGATGAAGGCGCAGGTCTTGGAATACGCTTCTTTGGCCTGCACACGGTTGGGCATGAGCTTGAGCGTACCGAAGTCGGAGACGTACACGTCGATGACGGCCGTGGCCTTCTTTTTGTCCACGTTTTCCATGCGGGTGGCGCCGCCGTTGAGCACTTCGGACATCTTCACGCGGATGGCGGGGGCCATCATGATGCGGTCAGGATCGCCACCGGACTCATAGATCTTGGTCAGCACTCCCTTGAGCGTGTCCTCGTCGGGCACGCGGGCCGTACCAGCCACGCAAGGCGCAGAACCGGGGATAGCGGCTTTGCCAGAACCTGCGCCCACGCTGTAGTTGGTCTGGAACCACGTCGGCAGGCCACGCATCAGGCGCCCCTGGGATGTGCCGTTGTCAGTGCGCTCCAGTTTGTTCTGGAGCAGCGCGTATTCCAGATCCTTCTTGAGTTCCTTCATGCGGCGGGCGAGCTGGTAGTTGTACTGCTTACCCACACCAGCCTGATCCACGGCCTGTGCCGTGCCGGAAACGTTGATGGCCTTGGTCAGAATCTGGGTTTTGTTGCTCAGTTCCGTGGTGTTGCTGGCCTGGAAGGTCGTCACTTCGGCGCCTTCAAGAGCGCTGTTCTCGCCAGGATCGGCAAGCGTGTCCGTCTGCCATTCATGCAGCGTCTGGCTGGCGCTGGACTTACCGCACATGGTCAGGAACGGGGTGTCGGTGGGAGCCACGTCAAAGATCAGATCCATCAGGTCGCGGGGCTTGCCCTTGATCTGGGAATCCTTGAGCTGGCCAGAAATGGTAGCCATAGCCAAACCTCCTAGAGGGTTTCCAGCACAGCGGCGAGGGCTTCCGTGCTGCCGGGGTTACGATTCAAGAGCGCTCTGGCTTTGGCCGCGCGCTCATTGCCTTTTGTCACCACAGGCCCCCGAGGAGCCTGCACCTGCGGAGCTTGCGCCACCTTTTTGACGGCTTCGGCCCGGTGGGTCCGCATCTTGTCGTACAGCATGGCTTTGGCCACGAGCTTGAGCTCGTAACCATTTGTCAGGCCGTTGACCACGTTTTCAGGGACGCCCTGCCCGCGCATATAGGTTGCCATCTCCTGGGCAAAGCCTTTGGGGTCGTACCCGGCGCCGTACATGGCCCGCAGTTCGGGCTCCACAGACGAGAACTGCCCCTGCATATGCTGCTGGAGTTCGGCGGCCTTTTGTTGGTTGTATTGCTGGGTTGCCGCCGCCAGGCGCTGCTGGATGGTCTGGTGCAGGGCCATGCGCTGCTGGAAACCACGCTGCAGTTTGACGTAGGTAGCCGGGTCGGCCTGTGCAAGTTGTTCCCAATTGACCCCCTGGTAATCAGCCATGACCACAGCCTGCAACGCAGCCAGCGCCTTCTGGATCTGTGCGTTGGCTTCCACCGCCAGATGGTCACGCTGGCCCTGTAAGGCCGTGTACTCCTGCGCCTTCTGGCTCATGGCCTGTGCATGGGCCTGTTCACGCGCCTGCACTGCCTGCTTCGCCACGTCGGACAAATCCTTCCAGACGGTCTCTTCCCAGCCTTCGGGCATGGGGATGTCCGTGCTTTCCTCGCCTTCACCGGTGTCATCACCGGCTTCTTCCGCATCGGTGGCCGCAGCTTCCTCGTCCGCGTCTTCCCCGGTGGGCTGCTCGTCCTCTCCGGCCGCATCGTCCCCGGCATCACCTTCCAGGCGCCGGGCGATATCGTCCTCATCATACAGGGCATCGTCGCCCTGATAGTCGCCGTGCTCCGTGCTTTCCACAGGGCCCCAGGCTCCGGCATCAGGGGACACGTTTTCCTGTACCGAGGCTTCCGCCGCAGCCGGGGCCGGAGACGCCGCTACTTCTTTCGCCATGAAAAACTCCTTTTCGCGCGCTCAAGCGCGGATTTGATTCCTTCATCCTTGCCGCCTGCCTTGCAGTTGGCATCATTGACCATGCCCAGCAGCTCCCGCTGCACATCCGCCAGCGCTGCCTGCCGCTGCCAGCAGCGTTCCCGTTCCTCCGCCGTTTTCGCGCCGCGCCAGTTCTCGACGTAGCGTGCGTCCAGCTTCTCGAACACCTCCCGGAACAGCGGGCTCGTGAGGATGCGGGCCGCCTCATGCGCCGTGCGTTTTTCGTCCTCCGTCAGCATGGTCCCTCCTACAGCTGCGTCCCGCGCAGATCAGTGAGACCGGGGGCAGTCTGTCCCAGCGCCATCTTCATGGCGTCCAGCTGCTTTTCCCCCTCCATCTCCTGCACCTTGAGGGCCAGCTGCCCCTTGATCTTCATCTCTCCCAGCGCGGCGTCAGACTGGGCTTCCCACGCCTTGCGCTGCGCCTCCGTCTGGGCCTTCTGCTTGTCCAGGGCCATCTTTGCCTGTGCTTTCTGCTTCTCCAGCTCCAGCTTTTGCGCTTCCGGGCTCGGCTGCGGCTTTTCTTCCATGATGGCCTTTTCCGCCTTGCGGGCATCGTCTTCCGTGCCGAAAAAGCGCTCCGGCGCCTCAAGCCCGGCGGCTTCGACCATCTTGTGGCAGGTGTAGATGATGTTGCTCAGGCGCACGGGGCTGTTCTTCTGGAAGGCCGTGACGAACTGCTGCTGGAGGCTCAGGATCTGCTGATAGACTGCCAGCAGGCGGGTGCGGTTGCCCGTGCCCAGGCCCACAGCCACGGAAATGTCCATGTCCGGATCCCATGTGGACGGGTCGAACGCCATGAATTTGCCCTTAATGCGCAGCTGTACGGCCTTGTCGTGGTATTTGTGCAGCAGGTGCAGCACATAACGGCCCAGCGGCTTGAAGAAGGATTCCGCATACACCCGGGCCACCAGCTCAAGCCGCTGGTTGATGGCTTCTTCCATGATGTTGGCGCCCGTGGCCGTGTTTTGCAGCGTGTCTGCCTGCAGCGATTGCGTCCGGCTGGAAATGCCCGTGCGCCGTTCCGTGATCTGGTCGGTCAAGCTCATGGCCTGCAGGGCATCGCCCGAGCTGGTCATCACCGGCAGCGGCGTGATGGTCGCGTCGCCCTTGATACGATGCACGGCCCCCACCCCACGGGCCAGCAGGCTGTCATACTCGACATCCCCGCTCATGCCCTCGTTGACCACCAGCTCGCCCTGGTTCGACAGGGCCAGATTGTCCAGCATCTGGCGCATGGTCTCCGAGCGCAGGTCCTGCACATCGGCCACGAGGTCGGCCACGCACAGGCCGATGACCTGGTGCGGCATGGGCACGGAACAGGCGGCGAACAGAGGCGCGCGGTACAGCGGCCACTCCTCGTATTTGAGGATGCGGCAGCGCTCACCGTCGCCCACCCAGATGACCTTGACCTTCTCGGCGATGCCGTCCCCGTTCAGGTCGGCGTCGAACCAGCCTTCCCAGACACGGATGCGCCGCGTGGCGCCCTGGCCACCCGTCTCCTCGTCGCTGTCGCTGTTGATGGCGCGGCCCACCTCTGTCTCCGGCATCTCGTCCGCATCGTCCATGCTGGGCAGCTCCGCGATCAGCGCCGCGCTGTAGCCCTCTTTCCGCAGGTCGGAAGCCGTCCGCACCTGCCACCAGGCCACGAAGCGGGCGCTCTCCACGTCGGCCGCATCGCTGGAAATGACCACATGCTCCGACGGCACGGGCTCTATGCGGATATCCCGCGTGATGACTTCCTGATGAATGTCCAGGTCGTAGAGCATGCCCTGCGGCGTCTCGTAGCGCTGCACGTCAACCGTGTCCTTCTCCAGGTCGAGGGACGGATCAGACAACAAGGCCACGGCCTCCTGTTCGGCGAGGCCCGTGTACTGGAGCACGCGCTGCTCCCGCTCCTCCGGGCAGTGGGCCAGACACCAGCCCACACGCTGGTAAAGACCATCGGCCAGCACGTCATGCACGAGGCGGAAAATATTGCGCCCGAAAACCACCTGATTGACGTACAGCGTGGCGTCATCGGCGGCCTGCTCCTGCTCCGGCGACTTCGGGTCGAACCGGATGATATCGTCAGAGCTGCAGAAGACCCGCATCAGCCCCGGCTTGGCCCACTCCACCGTCTCCATGACAGTGCGGTCCACATAGGTGGACAGGCTGCGCTTCCTGCGGTCATCGTCCACGTCATAGCCGTAGCCCAGGTACTGCATCTTCAGCCGTTCACGGGAAGAGGAAAGCTGGTCGCCATCCTTTCCCATACACGCGTCCAGCTCCCGCTGGATGATGCCGCGCAGCTGCTCTTTCACGTCTTTTTTGGCCATCAGCAGACCCTCAGATTGTTGCGTTTCAACGGCTTGAAGCCCGTATCCGGCCTGCGGAAGCCCACGGCAGCGTAGCGCATGGCGTCGGCGCCGTGGCTCGTCCAGTCATGCAACGGATACGGCTTGAAGCAGCTCCGCACGTCGTCCCACTCCCGCTGGTAGGCCCAGAGCGATTGCAGGCCCTGCCCGCATCTCTCCCGGTCGAACCAGGCAGCGCCCAGTACCTGCCGCACGCCCTCGATGCCGTCAGCCACCGGGAGCTGCGGCGCGGTAATAAAATTCAGCCCCAGCCCGCGCGCCGTCTCGATACGGCTCTTTCCCGTTCCCAGCTCACGCACGGCAAGATCATGCGGGCCGACGTGGACGCCGTAGCGGTAGCCCTTCCTGGCCAGTACCTCAGCATAATGCGCCAGCCCCTCACCGGAGGCCTCGTAGTAGTCGATGAAACGCCACTCGCCGAAATGCCCCACCGGCAGGAACTGGAAGAACCAGATGGCCGTGGAATCCGACATGCCCAGGTCCCACGCCGTATTGACCAGCAGGTTCGGCTCCACCGGCACGGTGCCGATGCGCCCGGCCTCCTCGGCCTGCTGCAGCAGCCGCCCATAGTACGACCCGGCCGCCACCAGCACGGGATTGCCTTCCCAGATGTGGTCGTACTTGTCGGGATCCGTGGCCTTGCAGTGCTCCATCTCCCGGCGCAGCTCGTCCGGGAACCACGGGTTGTCCCGCCAGCCGACTTTCCGCACCAGGCTGTCAGGTGGCGGCGTCTTGACCACGAAGCGCTGCCACACGGGGCTGTTCACCCGCGCCGGGTTGAACGACATCCAGATCTCCGAGCCTTCGGCGCGCATGGTAGGGATGAGCAGGTCAAGGCTGCGCTCGGAGACCGTCTCCGCCTCCTCGATCCAGCAATGTGTCAGGGCCTCAAAGGATTTGATGCGCTCAGGCGACATGCGCAGGCCGGCGAAAATGAACAGCGAGCCGTTCCGGCCCCTGATCTCCGCATCCGTGGACGTGTAGAAACCGCCCAAGCCCAGCCGCTCTATCTCGTCATCCAGCAGGCGCTTGACCGAATCCCGGATGGAGTTCTGCACCTCGCGGGCACACAGCACACGCACGGGCCGCTGCACACCGGTCAGCAGCAGCGCCCGGGCGAAGGCCCGGGACTTCCCGCCACCGCGGCCGCCGTAGAAAACCTTGTAGCGATGCGGCTCGAACAGTCCCCGGAAGGCCGCGGGCATGGAGGCATCAACGGCCATCGCCTGCCTCTCCGCTCTGTTCCCCGCCGGGCTCCACGAACCGCACCACGATCTCCGAGGCCACCGGCCCACCGTCCGGGCCCGAGACTTCCTGCTTCACTTTCTCGGTCCACATGCCCAAATGCTTGCCTTGCAGTTCGTACCCCTTGAGCGCCGTTTTCAGGTCGCCGAAATCACGCGCTTGTGTCGTCACCTCGATCACGCCGCGCAGCACATCTTCCGCCTTGATCTCGACCCGCCGAGCCCGTTTTGCCTGGGCTGCGGCCACGGCTCTCTGGATTTCAACATTTTTCAACAACCGCTGACCAACGGAATAGGCCGTCCGCTCGCTGTAGCCTGCACGGATAGCAGCCTGCGTGGCGTTCAAGTCCACCAGGTATTCCCGCACGAACGCGGCCTGCTTGTCCGTCAGTTTTGGCATCCCCTACCCCTTCCTTTCCTGCAGGGCCTCAAGACGCGTCAGGCGGTTCTCATGGTCATCGGTACGGCGAAAAAACTCCCGGTGGTCGCGGGAGTTCCCGTCACGGTCGGCAAAGGCCATGATGCATCCCTCACGATGCACCACCAGGGCGTCCAGCTTGTCGCTGATGCGCTTGAAGCAATAGCCGCCCACCCCCAGCAGCAACCCCCAGAGCCCGGCAACCACGCCCAGCAGGACGGTGATGAAATGCCCGTTGTCCATACCCCCTCCTAAAAGCCCATGCCGAACATGGCCGATACGGCCAGCCACAGTTCCTTGCCCATGCTGGGCGGCAGCAGCACGTCGGGCCAGTAGGTGGCGATGACGGGCCGCAGCAGCAGTTCCCAGCCCGCAGCCACGGCCAGCAGGTACATGAGCAGCTTGCGCGGCGTCATGCGTCCGCCGCTGGTGCGCTCCGTCTCGGCGTTGATCTCCATCTGCTGTTGCTGGATCCGGGCACGGTCGGGCAGGATCTTCTCCAGGGCCTTGCCGCCCAGGCCCAGCAATGCGGAAAGCCAGCCCATCACGCCCTCCTCTGTGCCAGCAGGAACTTTTCCAGGGCATCGGCCCGGTTGAGCCAGCCCTCCAGAAAAACGGCCTGCGAAGGCTTGTCGCGGGCCAGCCCCTCGTAGAAAGCGCGGCGCGCCTGGATGACGGCCCGGATCAGGGCGTCCGTGTCACAGGCCAGCGAGGCCCGCGTCCGGGGCCCAAGTATGCCGTCCACCTCGATCTTCACGCCGTAGGGGCCCACACAGGCGTTGTAGCCGCGCTGGGCCAGCCTGACGGACTGGGCCGGGCCATGGTTGACGGCGGCGTCGTAGAGGAAACAGGCGGGCCGGAACGGCATGTCGTCCAGACGCAGCCGGTCCCAGAACTCGCGCTTGAACATGACCTCGGCCATGTCCGGCGTCACGGAGCGCATGGAGGCCTTGTTGACGGGCAGACGGAAGCCGATGCGCTGCAACCAGTCGCGGCCCTGCTGGGTCGCGGCGATGCCTTGCACGAACTTGAGCGAGGCCCCGTAGGCCGTCAGGCCGCCGGTGTCGGCGGGATGGTCGGAAAAGCCGCCCTCCCAATGGGCGGTGAAGGCATGGGCGCGGTGGAAGTTGTCGGACATAAAAAACGCCTCCGGGGTTTTGCCGGAAGCGTAGCATGGGGTTGGAGGTCAGAGGCAAGAGGATTTCGGGGTTTCTGGCTGGTTTATTTCACGGACACGTACCCAGCGGCCATGCTCCCCTGCTGATACCCAGCGGATATGCGCCCCGCACGCCGCGCATTCGCACCAGCGATTGCGGCAATGCCCCTGCTGCGTGGTGCTGATGATCCTCAGAGAGCCATCCGCCCCGCACTCTGGGCATCGCTTGAACATCTTCGGCCGGGCCATCAATCGTCCCTCCCATAGACGTGGAGCATGGCCACGGGGCGCAGGCCCACGGCATCCAGGGCCTCGTCCACAGAGCTGACCACGGCCACATGCCCGCGCCAGGTCTCGTGCCACTGCTGCTCCCCGGCCGTCAGGCGGCGTTTACTGGGGCATTTGCTCCCGTCCTTGACCTCCAGAAGGTACGTCACGCCACGCAGCCCCACAGCCAGATCAGGGCAACCTTTGCCCACACCGGCCAGGCTGCATACCGAGCAGCCGGCCCGGCGCAGTGCGGCCACGATCTCCGCCTGGTTGTCGTCAACTTTTGCAGCTCTGCGCATATCTCTCTCCTATCTCCACAGTTTCCCCACTCCCCAGCACACCGCCAGCACTGCGGCCAGCCAGCAGGCCAGGAGCACGATCCAGAATCCTTTCCCGGGCATATCTTCCCCCGCCTACCAGTTTTCGGCCTGGGCCACGTCCTGACGCTCCGCTTCAGGCAAATGCCAGACCCTGTTCCTGTCCTGCTTCATGTCCACGCCGACCAGCATCTTCTTCCGGGGCGCGCTGGTATCCAGCTCGACCGGCCATAGGCAACCGTATCCACGCTGCCGGTCGTAGGCCACGGGGCCGCCTTCGTAATCCGGGGGCATGATATCGATCCCGGACTCACGCATGGCTCTGAGATCCGCCGGCACGCGACTGCCGTCGGCTGGTGTCTGGCAATACGGGCAAGACACCGCGAACTTGTGCCACCTGCCTTTCCCCGGTTCCTGTGCCCAGCAGTGGAACACGCCCTGGTCATGGCAATGCGGGCAATGGTCGCGGATGATGCGCGTGGGATTCTGGCTCTTCCATGTCCCCCAGGCATCCATGAGCGCCTTGCTCACGTTGCGGGGCAGCTCGTCCCGGTTGCAAAGCTGGTCTGCCAGGAAGGGCGCCGCCTCGTCGGGCACGTCGCGGACCTTCTCCCAGATCACGGCCTTCACGTCTCCCACAGGGACAGCCCGGCCGAACGTCGCGTAGACCTGCCGTAACATCCCGTCGAATTTATCCTGCCTCATTGCGCTACCCTCCCCCAGGGCGAATTTTCCCGTGCCCGCCGTTCTGCCGCCTCCCGTGCCTCCTTCCGGGATGCCTCCATCAGCGCCAGCAGGTCGTCGCCGTTATCCTGGCTCTCTATGGCCTCATATCGGCCTTCGATGATTTTCTTGAAATTGCGTGGCAGAATCATCCAGCCGAGATCGGCACGGAATGCCTTTCCATTCCGGTCTGAGACCTGCCCCATCAGCCACGGGCACCTGTCACGAACGTACTCGAAGAATCTTGTCCAGTAAGCGAGGCCTTCCTGCTGGGAAGCATACTTCCCGGCTTTCCAACGATCTCTCCACCGGGCCTGCATGTTCGTCTGGCGCTCTTTGTCCCAGACTTTGATCCTGGACAGTTCCGGCAGCAGCTCGTGGTAAAGATCCACGATGGCCTGGTGAGGACATGGTGGGCAGCCCTTGCCCTTGGCCGGTCGTTCGCCGTCAGAGGCTTGCCTGTTGTCTGCTCCAACTTCCGCGCTGAGGTCGTCGCCGGGCACGGCGTCGACAACCACTCCGTCAGGAGTGGTATTATCTTTCGGAGAAAGTGAAGAGGGAGTCAGAGAAGAGGGAGTCAGCGGGATTTGTCCCGAAATTACGGGAGCAGTTCCCTCCTTTTCGGGAGTTATTCTATCCTTGGCCTGTTCCTGCACCGGACACGTCACGGAAAGGTCGTCAGGATGTGCAGGCAGCTCGCTGCTTTTCTCGTTTTTGTGGGGGCTTTGGTGGCGCTTGAACTGAGGGATCCAGACAAGGGCCGTTCCGTTCACCTCGTAGGTGCGGATCAGCCCCGCATTTTCCAGCTCCACCAGCAGCGGAGCCACGTCCACGTCGTCGAAGGGGAAAATCTCGGCCTTGATCTTCCTGGGACGATTTTCGAGACGCCCTTCCCTGTCGGCCAGCATCCAGAGGCCGGGGAACAGCAGACGGGCAGTCATGCTGCATTCGGCAAGCTGATCGCTTTTGTAGAATCCTGGCTTGATGTCGCGTGCTCTCATCGCCTCACCCCCTTGACCTCTTCCAGCCCAAAAACCTTGCGTTCCACTGTTTTTTCGTGCATGATTCACTCATCCCTTGTTGGATAGCGTTTCTGCCTTGGCCCCTCTGTCCGCCCAGAGGGGCTTTTCTATTTCCTGCGCCCGGCGTTCCTTCCCGCCTGCGGCCCACCGCCCCGCATCTCGTCCATGATCTCCCGCTCGTGCTCCCGGATCCATGCAGCCACGTCCCGTCTGCAGGCCGGGTCACGGATGACGAGCTTCCCCTCCCATCCCGGGCTGCTGTCGTAGTCGATGCGCAGCTCAACGCTGGGCCAGAATGTGCGCACGATCTGGAGCGGGGTCACACGTCACCAGCACCGCCGCTTTCTGGGTGTGCGGTGGATGCCCCGCGCACTCAGGGCCGTGGCGTCTTTCAGTTCCTTACGGGGGATGCCCAGCTTGCGCTCGTACTGGCGCAGCATGTAGGGGCTGATCCGCATGTCTCCACGCATGTGCTGGCCCACGGTGTTCTCGCAGATCCCGTGCCGCCTGCAGAACTCCTTGAGCGTCAGCCCGCTGTCCACTACCGCCTTGCGCAGCACGGCGGCCCCGTGGGAAGGCGCAGTCTCCGGCTTGGGCAGCTGAGGTCCTCCTCCGGCGATGACAGGGCACCGGCTCCCGGCCACGCACTCCTCACGCTCACCGCACGGCAGGCGGAGAGCCGTCAGGTGCATCCGGGGGCAGTGCTGGAGCTGGCGGGCATGGGCCTCAAGGAAAGCGGACT